TTCGTGCCAATCGCAACACCTAAGTTCGATCTGGCCGTCGTTGTATTGGTCAGATCGCTGAGATTATTTGCCGCCAGCATGTCGCCGCCAGAAGGCAAATTCTGCCAATTCGGATTGGCCCCGGCCCCCTGCGTCCGCAGAAACTGGCCGCTTGTCCCCGCACCCAACCGAACCCAATCGGATCCATCAAAATAAATAATGTCACCCTGCGACGGAGTAATCGCAGCAATATCAGCCAAATACTGATTATAAGCCTGAACATTAGTCCCAATGGCAAGGCCCAGGTTTGTCCTGGCCGTGCCCGCGTCGCTCGCGCCCGTGCCGCCATCCGCTACAGCAAGATCCGTTATGCCAGTAATGGAACCACCAGTAATGGACACATTGTTCGCAGCTTGCGTCGAAATCGAACCAAGACCCAGCGTCGTGCGCGCCGCGCTCGCATCTGCATCATCCACTAACGACCGGCCAAAACTCGTGAAATCAGCCAACGCGGCTGTCGCTGCGCCAGTGAAATACGGCAACTTATCCGCAGCGCTCGCCAAACCAGCTAAAGCAGCAAGCTCCGCGTCATACGCCTGAACATCCGTGCCAATCACAACGCCCAACGTCGTGCGCGCCGCGCTCGCATTGGCGTCGTCAATCAAAGACCGGCCAAAGCTGGTCAAAGACGTAAGCGCAAACGTGTCCGTGCCGGTCCAATATCCAATCTGATCCGCCGAACCGACCAGCGCCGCCCACGCCGTCAGCGTCGCGTCCAACGCCTGATACGCCCCGCCGCCAATCGTGTTGACAATCTGAAAATTTGTGCCGTCGTAAACCAGCAGATAACGCCCGCCCGACACGATGTCGCCCGACAGCACGTCACCACCATCAGCCGTCTTAATGCTCTTGGCCCCAAGACCATCAACATTAAACGTTGCCGCCCCGCTGTTCGTGTGATTGGCCGCAAGCATGTACAGCACGCCAGCAGCGTAACTTGCTACCGCGTGCCCGCTTGGACTGGTCGCCGTGTAGGCATTGCTCGAGCCGCCATAAGTCGCCGCCCCGCCCAGCGTGTCCACCCAAGCCGCCAGCCGCGCCATCAAAGCTCGAGCGCTGTCGTTGACCGTCGAAGGCGCTTGGTTTTCGGCAAAATTTATCGTTGCGTCAGCCGTTGCGTTGGACGCCGCTGTCGTGCTCCATCCATATAAGGGCATTGTTTTCAGTCCCGATTGATCATGTAAGGCAGGCTATGCGCAAACGCCGCCGTTGGCTGAGCGGCAAAAACCGCCGCGTGAAGCAAAGACGGATCGACATTTAAATAATCGTCCGGACGGAACCGAACGCCGCGCTGAAAAGCGCCGTCCAACATGCGCGCGTCTCTGTTCGCCGGGACACGATACGCGCGTTGCGCACGCATGGCCTCCTCTAGCAACGCCATAGCCTCGTCGTCCAACAGCGACCCGCGCCGCGCCAAATCAGCGTCGTCCAGATTGACAACCGTCCGACCAGGCCCCTGCGTCCGCGCGCGCAAAGCCGTTGCGCGTTCGTCCACGTCCGCAGACACTTGGCGCGCGCCGCGCTGGAATTGCTGCACATCAACGCCAAGAGCATCCATCTTCTGTTGCATCTGCGGATCCCGAAGACGCGCCCGAAACACCTCCGCGTCACCCGCATCAGCGCGCAACCGTGTCACCATCTGACGTGCTAAACTTCGCCGCTGCGAAGCTGTCATTGCAGCAACTTCTCGCATCCAGCTTTGATGCAAAGCGGGATCGCTTATGCCGTCCAGCAAATCTGTTGCATCCTGCCGAGACAGAGGCGCGCGCCGCGCTGCAACACGACCGCGCGCAGGACGCACACGCAAATTGCGCGCCTGCATTGCAGCCGCATTGTTTACGAGATCATCCGCCATCTGATTAAGACGGTTCGCGCCTGCACCCGTGCGCGTGGCCATGTCGATCAGTCCACGCAAGCTGTCGCCCTGCGCATCGTCAAACGGCGTTATGTTTCGACCGTCACGACCAGCAAAGCGACCAAAAACGCTTTGCCCGCTGCCCGCTCGCATTGCAGCAGCCTCGTCCTGACTAAGAGCCGCCTGAATGGCTGCTTGCGCCCGCTCCTGAGGCGTGCCCTCGCCGCGCAGGCTCAACTTTAAAGGCGCGCTGCGCCTCGTTCCCGTCATCGGCATGACCTGCCGATAAGTGTCTGGACCGGCCGTGTTGACCACGCGCTGACGGCCTGCAATTGCCGGCAGATTGTCCAGCACGTCCGCGCCGACACGCGTCGCAGGCACGAAGGCCCCGCCAATGCCCGCCCCAATTGCTGCGCTTGGCAAGGCGCTTTGCGCCCGCGCTAAGCTCAGCAGCCCGCTTTGACTGGCTTCCGATCCTGGGGCGCCGCCATACCCTGCCGCTGCACCGTGCGCGCCGCCAAACAGCGACGCTGCCGCAACCGTGGCCGCACGCTCGCTCATGCCCATGCGCTGCAGCCGCCGCGCGATCGGGCCAAGGCCACGAATGCCAGCCAAACCCCAGCCGAGCGCACCCGCCGCTTCGCCTAAGCCGAACGCCACCGGCGCGGCGCGCTGCGTTTCTGCGTCGGAAAAGCCGAGCTCGTCGCCGAAGCCAAGCGTGCCGCCTTGGGCAACGCCCTGCAAAGCCGCGCGGATTGCGGCGTCAATCTCTTCGCGTGTCATTCTCCTACCCCCACAACACCAACGCCGCCACCTGCGCCGCCTTGGATGGCGCCGCGCGTGGCAGCGCGGCGACGCGCCATTTCTTGCGCAATGTATGCTCGCATCTCGGCAATCAGACGCGAATCATAACCTGCAAGGCCTGGATCAACCGGCTGATACAACGCCCGCCCAAGCAGGTTGCGCCGCTGTTGTCGGAAAGGGTCAGTGATGACGCCCACCGCGCGATTAGCCAAGTCAAGCGGATTAAAGTTTACGCGCGGCATCTCAAACGCCACTTGGTCGGCCGCATCAAAAGCACGTTCAGCCGTTTGACTGTTGGTGCCCGGCGTCATGCGGCTAAACCGCTCGAACAACTCATCTTCTTCGCGCAAAACTGTTTCGAGTTGCCCTGCCCTGCGTTGGCGAATGGCGCGCTGCACGGACGGATTGGCCAGTGCCCGCCCAGCAAGGTTTGTGCGCTCGGGCCGCTGAACGGCCGCCATCGCTTGCACAGCCGATCGCGGCAACATTTCCGTTTCAAGCGTGGCCAAAGCGTTGCGGTAGCCAGGAATAAGGGTGTCAAGCTGATCGCGAATAGCGTCGATGGCGTCAATCGTGGTGGCGTTGTCGATGCGCGCCGCGCTGTTGCGTAACGCCGTTGGATCGCGCGCGACGCCCTGCAAAGCGATGCGAGTATAGTGCAGCAAGTACAACGGGTCGTTGTCGGCGCCTGCGGGAAGCGGGTTGTTCCGGCTTGTCATCAGACCACGAATTAAACGGCGCGCCATGGGCAATGCGTCCGCAAACTCTGGGTTAGCGCTTAACTGCTCAATAGCTTCTCGCGCTTGACGGCGAGACGCCATTGACGCTTGCCGGAACAGCGGTTCAAGCTCTCGCTGGGCTGCTGCTGTTACGCGCTCGCCCAACACCTCCAAGGCGTCTCGCTCGCTATCGCCAGAAATGCGTCGGCCAATGCGCTCAAGATTGCCCATACGCCGCTCACTGGTTACGCGGCGTGCAATTTCGGCAGTTTCGCCTGGCATATCCGCCAGCGTGCGCGCTCGCCGTTCGGCGGAAATGCCCAAAAGGTTCGCGGCTACCTGCGCCCGAGGCGCGCTTGCTGCGTTCTCAAAGGCGCTTTCAATTGCCGCTTCATCGCGTAATGAGCGCTCCGCCAAGCGCGCAAGGGTTTGCACAACTTGTCGGCGATCGCTGTTGGTCGGCGAACGCGGCGCATCTTCAAGATTGCCGCCAAAAGAGCCGACCGCGTTAGGACGCATCCGCACGCCCGCCATGCGCGCCAAGCCGCCGCCGCCAAGAGCGCCAACAGCTGCGCCGGTTAAGGCTGCGTTGGGATCGCCTGTCAGTGCGCCATAGACGCCGCCCGCAGCGCCGCCAACACCTGCCCCGACGCCCGCGCCAATGCCGGTTCGTAGCATAGGATTTTCCACGCGGCCAATGCGGCCAACCGCTCCAGACAACGCTGGAATGGCAGCGCCGAAACCAAAACCCATCAAGCCGCCTTGGCCCGCCATCTCTAAACGCTGCTCTGCATTTTCCCCGGAGTTAAAGCCATATGCGCCACCCGCAGCGGCGCCCGCAGCGCCCCCGCGCAACATGCGGCCGCCAAGCCGAGCCGCAGGAGCGCCGCCGCCGAGAGCAAGCGACGGCAATGCGCCCGCGAGTGTGCCGCCAATAGACGTGACAGGATGTTGCCGCTGCGCGCTGGCCAAATCACGTCGCACGTCTGTCGTGACGCGCTCTGACAATGCAGCGCCCGCCCTAGCGCGTGCATCCCGCGTTCGCCCAACAGCGGGGATCATATCGGCAATTGTCTCAGCCAAATAAGCTGCAGGCATCAAAGCAGGCATCGGAATGCCCGCCCGTGCCAGTTGCGAAGCCCCAGCGGTTGCATCGCCAACGGCAAAGCGCGCCAAGCTTCCGGCGATTTCATCGCTGGCGCCAATCGTCGCCGCATCAACAGCGTTTCGAGCAAAGGCTTCGGGCCTCGATATTGGCCGACGACGCCTGTTCAGTTCGGCCTGCGCTTGCGCGGGCGTAATCGTTGGCTGCGCTTGCCGGCGACGTTCCAATTCAGCGCGCGCTTGCGCGGGCGTGACAGTCATCGTGCGCGTCTCGCAATGGCTTCAAGTTGTTCGTCGCTCATGTCCTGCGCGTTGTTGCCGCTTCTTTGCTGGCTGCCGCTTTGCCGTCGAAGCGCCGTTTCTGGAATAACCAAGCCCAGCTCGCGCTGAATTTCATAGTCGTTCATTAAGCCAATTTGGCTCATAAGCTGCGGCTCAACCTCGCGCCAATATGTTTCAAAGCCCGCCAATGAGCCGTACTGCATTGCATAAGCGTCTTCGTGCGCCGCGCGCTGCTGCCTATAGATTGTATTGCGACCAATATTTGCAGCGCGACGGCGATTTTCTTCCGGCGAGGCGTTGATGCTAGGAACCCGATCTTCAGCGCGCGTGGCGTCAGCATCCGTGAACGGCCCCGTGCCCGCCATTCGCATTGATGCAATAGCGTCCTCCGAAAACTGACGCAGCCCAGGAGCGCCGCCAAGTTGAGCGCCGCCAGGGAGGCGGCGCGCAACACCGGTGTTAATACCCTCGTCGCGTGCGGTGTGGACAAAATCGAACGCCGCACGCGCGCCTGATAATGCTTGGGCGGCGTTGTTTGACGATTCCGTGATCCGGTTTTGCACTTGGGGCGGAAGCGTAATTAGTTCTTGTTGCTGCGCTCTTTCCGCCCAATCCGCCGCCCGATCCGCCGCCCGATCCGCCGCTCGCTGCCTGGCTTCAAATTGCCATCCCTCGCGCGTAAGCTCTGCTTGGCGATTGAAGTCAATCTCGCTTTGCTGCGCTTGCGCCTGCATTTCGTAACGCCGCCCCATAAAGTCAGCAAAGACCTCCGGCCCCATAGCCTGCAATGTCGCGCGATCTTGCGGCGTCAATGAAGGGTCTTGCAAAAGGGCGTCGAATTGCTGTCGTGAGCGCTCGCGTTGCGCGCGCACAAACTGCGCGTCTTCTTCCGTTCGCGCCTCTGCCGCCTGCGCCCGCCGCTCGCCCGCAAGCGTGATGCCCTGCTCTTGCTTGCGCCATTGCCGATCAGCTTCCGCGTCGCGACGCCCTTGCCGCGCATTAAGCGCGCCGCCGACGCCAAACAATGCTTGGCTCCAGTCATTGTTCTGCGCGCCCGACATGAAGCCGCCCGCGATGTCAAACCATGTCTGAGGATCCAAACCCCCAAAACCCTCAGAACGCCGCACCGCTGGGGCGCGCATCGGCCCCAGGGGCTTCAAAGGCGCTGGCGCTTGACCAGGCGGCCCAAATTGCGGCGATGCCGCCTGCGGCACTTGCGCAACGCCTTGCATCACCGTCGTTCCGCCGCGAACGCTCGGCATCAGTTGCAGCGGCACGGGCGCCAGCCCCGGCCCCGGAAGCTGCTGCATCGGCACAGCCTGTATCGGCACGGGCGCTTGCAGCGGTTGCGGCGCAAACGGATTGCGCTGCGCACCAAGGATTCCAATGCCAAACGGGTTAAACATGGCGGCTAGTCCCGTTAAAGGGTTTCGTACCCAGGCACAGCGATTGGCTGCGTCTGCTGACGACGCAGAAGCTCAATCTGCATGTTTATCGGCATGCCGCCGCCCATGCCGCCCATCGGCATACCACCGCCGCCCATAAAACCAGACAGATCAGGCATGGTTCCAGCCGGTTGCGCTTGTTGCATCGGCTGCATACGTCCCGGTCCCTGAGCCGCCATCAACGCTTGCAGCTGGCCCGCGAACGGCGCGGCAAACGCACCCGGCAGCGCGCCCATTGGTCCAGGCATCTGCGCCTGCGGCGGCGCGCCCGTCATCGGCCCACGCGGCATAAAACCCCGGCCCATGCCGTTCATGCGGCTCATCGGCCCCATTCCCCGATTCATTGCTCGGCGCATAATCATTTTATCTGCTCCCAAGAAGCCCAAGAAGGGCGCTGCCTGCTAAAACAAACGGCGCGGCAGGCCCTGCAGCCAATGCCGCCATCTTGCCGCCCATGCCACCCATAGCGCCAAGAATGCCTGCGCCCGCCGACGCGCCGCCAAGCGCGCCCATCAGCGGATTAGTCCGCTGCATCGGTGATGTCTGCATTTGCGCGTCGTAGCTTGGCAAACCGCTAACCATGTCCGAGAAGCGCGCCAAATTCTGCCATTGCGCGTTGTTGGCGTAATTGTATCGCGCCATGTCGTCGGCTAAGTACTGGTTCGCCATGTCCTCATAAGCGCCGCCAATGCCCATCATCGTGCGCGCTGGCTGCATACCATAATCATAGATGGACGGCAGAGCGGCTATGCCGCGCAAAGCGTTCTGGTTGGCGTTGTTAAACATGTCCGCAGACAGACCAGCGCCCGCCAATCGGTTGCTCGCGTTCAGGCCCTGCGCCTGCAGCAATCGCGCCATGTCCGCTTGCGACAGCTGCGCGGCAGACTGCGCGCCGGCAAAATTGCGATCTACGTCCGCTCCATAAAGCGCAGCAAGGCTATTCAAAGCGCCCAAGCCCCGACCCTGCGCGTTTTCAAACAACGCGCCAGCCGCCTGCTGCGCCGCTAGGTTACGCTGCGCATCGTTGCTTAAAAGGTCACTGAAGGCGTTAAGCGCGTTAAGCCCACGGCCTTGCGCATTTTCAAACAAACCGCCTGCCGCTTGCGCTGCTTGCATGTTACGCGACGCATCGCCCTCTGCTGCGCCCAAAAACATTCCAAGGCCCTGCAAACCACGACCTTGCGCCGCTTCGCTCAATTGCGCCGCAGCCTGAGCCGCTTGCATGTTGCGCGAAGCGTCCTGACCCATGACGTCAGCCGCCAGCCCAAGTCCTTGCAAACCCCGACCTTGCGCGTTTTCAAACAGCGCGCCAGCTGCTTGCTGCGCTGCCAGATTGCGCTGCGCATCGTCGCTCAAAAGGCTACTAAAAGCATTGAGCGCACTAAGCCCACGACCTTGCGCATTTTCAAACAAACCGCTTGCTGCTTGTGCCGCCTGCATGTTGCGCGAGGCATCGTTCTCCGCCGCGCCCAAGAACATCCCCAGGCCTTGCAGACCCCGACCCTGCGCCGCTTCGCTCAATTGCGCCGCAGCTTGAGCTGCTTGGATGTTACGCGACGCATCCTGACCCATGACATCAGCTGCCAACCCAAGGCCCTGCAGACCACGACCTTGCGCCTCGCCAAAAAAGCCACCCGCCTGACCAAATCCTTGCAACGCCGCTGCCCGGTTAGCCTGATCAATGCCAGCCAGCTGCCCCGCTGTTGCTATCTGGCGGTTGCGCTCCTGCTCATAGGCTGGCGCATAAATTTGGCTGAAGAGGTTGCCCAAACCCTCTTGGAATTCGCCTTGATGCGCCGCCGTGCCCGTCATCCCCGAACGCGCAAACGCGGCGTCCACCTGATTGCGCAGCTGGTTCGCGCCACGATCAAACAGCCTGTCTAAGAAAGGATTGCTTGCGCCGCCGCCAGCCACGCTTTGTAAAGCATCCACGCCCATTTGCGTTTGCTGCGCGCCAGCCTGCGCGCTCGCAGCCATGAACGGATTGAACCCGCCAGCCTGCATTGCGCTTGGCGCAATTTGGCCCGCAATATTTGTCATTCCACTTGCGCGCACATCGCTTGCAAACGGATTGGCCTGGCCTGCGCCAAGCGCCGCTGCTCCAATCTGCCCGGCCAGATTGGTTTGACCCGCGCTTCGCACATCGCTCAAAAACGGATTGAATCCCGCCTGCTGTTGCGCGAACCCCCCAGCAACCTGATTGGCAACGCCTCGAGCGCCTACGTCCGCTATGCCTTGCATAAACGGATTGGCCCCACCGGCCTGCATCGCGCTTGGCGCAATCTGGCCTGCAATGTTTGTCATTCCGCTTGCGCGCACATCGCCCGCAAACGGATTAACCTGCCCCGCGCCAAGCGCGGCCGCCCCGATCTGCCCTGCCAAATTGGTTTGGCCCGCGCCACGCACATCGCCCAAGAACGGGTTAAATCCCGTTTGTTGTTGCGCAAACCCCCCGGCGACCTGATTAGCAACGCCCTGAGCGCCCGCGCCCGCTATGCCTTGCGTAAACGGATTGGCCCCACCAAAACCACCATAAGCGTTCGCAAACGCGCCGCCCAAATCGCTCATTCCGGCCAAGCGCACGTCGTTTGTGTACGGATTGAACCCCGTCTCTGCGTCAAGCCCGCCATAGGCCGCGTCCATCGCAACGCCCATGCCAGGCGTAAAGCCCGACATCATGCGCCCCGCCGCATCGTAAGCCTGCGCTTGCAATGGCGCGCCCATCATGGCTTGGCTTTGCATCATGTCCAGACCAGCTTGCGTCTGCTCGCTGAAGGGCACAACCGTTTGGCCTGGATAATAAGGCGCAGCGCCTTGATTGTATAAGTTTTGCGCCGCTAAGCCGATTGTGTTGCGCCATTGCGATGTGATCGGATCCGGCTCTGTCCGGTTAACGACAGTTTGCGTACCTGGAGACCTAGAGCCCATCGCTTAAATCCACTTCGTACATCGTCGCCACCGCACGCCAGTCAGGCAAGCTTTTGCCCCAGCCGCGCCGCCCCACCATCTGCATCTTGTGGCAATTCCACTTTCGAGCCTGCGTGCGCAACGGCTTTTCAAAATGCAGCCAGCTTTGCCGATCCTCGCCGCTCACCAACAGCACTTCCATCACACGCAAGCCGCTCGGATAGTCAGACACGCAGGTCACAGCGATCGCAAGCCAGGCGCCGTCCCGCATTGCGCCCCACAGATCAAACTCCCCTTGCGTGACCGCCAAGCCGACGCTTTCAGGCGTAAACCGGCCTTCACTGTAAGCGCAAGCTTTCTCAAGCAGCGGCTCGAGCACAGGCCACAGCGGGATAAGCAGATCATGGGGGATTGGCCCCATCTGCGCTTCGCTCGTCACGATTGGTTCAGCCAATCCATCCATATCCAAACTCTCTATCAGTCTGCGCGTTGTTAGCGTGCGTAAGCGTAAAACCGCCGTTGGTCCGCGCACTGACGAATGTGGTCGCGAGCGCCGCCGCCGCGTTCGCCGTCCGCGGCATCAACACGATCACGCTGTCTTCGCCCACAAGCGCGTTGGTTACGGTTGTCGTGGTTGCTGAAGGCGTCAGCGTTACGGACCCATAACTATCCAGCCGCCCAGCAACGATCTGATTAACGGCGTCCGCAATTTGGCGTTGCGATCCTCCCCCAGGGGGCAGCTTGCTAGACCGGCTCACCGCCGCCCCGCTGGCACGGCCTGCCACTCAAGGCCGTTGCAATAACTCCAACTCTGCCCGGCAGGGATCGCGATTTTGGCTCGGAACCACCGCCCTGCGCCGCGCACCGGCGCCCGACCGCTTGCCTGTTTGGGAGACGCCGCGCCAAACGTCACCGCATCGCTGGGCGCTTCCCGCGCGCTAATTGCCACCGTGCAGCCGGGCGCGTCGCACAGCGGATAAACCGCCTGCGCCAGCGAACGCCCAGCCTGCGACAATTGAAAGTCGCCTGTTTGAAATTCAGCCGCAATCGATGTGCCTGCAAACCAAGACAATTTGTGCGCCGACGAAAACGCCGCAAAACGCAGCGCGCCGCCCGTCAACAGCGGATCGTCTAAGCTGATCGGCATGGCGTCTAATTGCGGATAGATAGCGTCCAAGCCCTCAAGAGTGTAACCCAAGGTCAGAGACGCTAGCAGCGCTTCGCACGTCACGCGCGCATAGCTCCAGCGATCAGCAACCCAATTATACATTAAGAGCGTGTTGGGCTGGCCGCTGGGGCTTGACGTGCTGACATAACTCCAGACCACAACCTTATGGATCGGGTCTACCGCGCTGCTCATGCGATACAGATACGAGCGGTTCATGTCGGCCTTGAACCACTCGTCCACCTGCTCCGCGCCGACCGGCCGCGACTGCTCGCCGTCGAACATGTAGAAGCCGTCTTCCGACAGATAAAAGAACACGCGCCCGAGCTGCGCCAGCGATCCAGGCTCGATGCAGCCGCGCCCGCCTTCCAGGCGGTCAATGTTCATAACGGTTGGCGGCCCCACATAATTGACACGCCGGATTGCGCTTTCTTGGAAAACATACAGCACATCAGTCACGGCCAAGCCGTTGATGACGCCGCCGTCTGGAAACTCAATCTCGTCGCTCTGGTTCGTGCCCGGCGTCCAGCTCTCACTGTCGCTGATCGCCGACCATTTAAGCTCAATCGCGCTCGCGCCCGTATTGCCGCAAAACAGAAACTCGCCAAAGCTCGCCACATGCGCCGCAATTGGTGCATTTGGCAGATTGGCGAACGCCGCCGCACCCGTGCTCATGTCAATATATTGCAACGTGTCCGACCCGTTCGCCGCGATCATGCGATCCTTAAAGCTTGCAAACCGCCATTTAGTCGTTTCTGTTGCGCTATAGTCGCCGCCAACCGACCGCGTGCGATCGTTCCACGTCGCGCCCGTGCTTAACTCTTGCAGCTTCGCGCCCGTCCCTGCGTAAATATGCACGGTGCCATCAAGATCGCGGCCCGCAACCGCGCCGCGGCATCGGCTCGCAAGCGCCGCGCTTTGCTCCACCAACGCTTTTAAAGGCTCGTAACCCTCCGCCCCTGGGATCGCGCCCTGAGCGTCGCGCAAGTGCGCTTCCCGTATCGGAGGACGATCCGGCAGCCACGCCCCAAGCGGCACAAGCATCAGCTGACCGTGCGGCCCCGCATCACAAGCGCTGAACCGCTTGTTTGCGCGCGCGCGTCTTGGTCGTTGACGGCCCGCACCGCAGACGCAAACCGCGCTGCGTGCTGCGCCGCCCGGTCAAGGGTGCCTTCAAACTCATAGGCCTCATAAAGCGCGCCATGCAAATACACTTGCGGCGCATTGGTCATGACATAATCAGCATCGCCGTCCGCGCTCATGGCCGCCAGGCGCGCATACCACGTCGCTGACAGCGTGGCGTCGCCAGCAGGCGCTGTCCGCAGCGTCGAGCCCTCAATCGTGTAATAAAATGGTGTGTCCACATAATGCGCCGCCGCGTTGTCCCAAAAACGCGTCGGAGGCAAAAAAGCCATATTTGGCCGATCGCTGCTGTTGACGCGCAGCCGCTGAAACTCCAGCCATCCCGCCGGCGTTGCGCCGACGCCGCCCGTAATGGCGATTGTGCCGCTTGAGAGCATCGCCGCAATGCGCAGCGCCGGCAGCTGTATGCCAGCATCGCCGCTGTACATGCGCGCCTGCGCCAAAGCGATAAAGTCAGGAATGCGCGCCGTCAGGTCGTCGCGCTCAAGCCACGAAGCGATGGCGCTTTTCAGCTCGCCGTAGTTGGTCAGAGCCATTAGCGCCAGTGCTCCTTGATCCAGTCGTGATCTAGTTCGTGGGCCTTGGCCTCGCCGTGGAAATACACAATGCGCGCGTCGCCCAAGCCCTTGTCGATCACGTGGCCCTTGTAGCTGACCACGAGGCCAGGAAGAGCGTCGTCAAGCACCACAGCGTCCATCCCACGCAGATATTGCATATCGTTCTGACCATCGTGCTGGGCGGCAATCCATTCATGACCAGGCGGCACAAGCGCAACGCCATTGCACACCGTCGCCGGATAAAACGGATCACGCGGCAAGGCGAGCCTGTCAGCGGTTTTGGCGTACGCGATCAACGGTGCCAGATCGCCCGTAATGATCGTGTCAAGGCCCATGACGATCAATGGCCCTGGCTCGGCAAACGGCTCAATACAAGCGCCATAATCCGGCTGCGCTTGGCGCAACGCTTTTTGCTCAATCGGCTCGCCGAACGTCCAACCGCCATCCGTGTAGCACACAAACCGAAACGGTTCGGCACAATGGCGCGCGACGCCGCGATAGAGCTTGTCCGCCCAACCTGCGTCGTACATACGCGAAAAATCAAAGCTTTTGCGATTAGGACGCCAGAGCATCGTCGCAAAAGTGATCACAGAGCCAAGCCCGCCGCTTGCGCAAACCGCATACGTTCGCCTCTTGGCAACGGCCAAAGCTCACCCTTACGCCACAACATGCCCGCCGGCACGTCGCGCGTCACCACGCTATTCGCCGCCACCATGGCCTCGCGCCCAACACACACGCCCGGCACGATCACTGAGCCCGCGCCAATGCTGCACCCATCGTCAAGGATCACGCTCCACCGCGTGCCGTCAAAGCGCGCCAGATCAAAGCCGTCTTTATCCGTGCGCGGCTGGCTGTCGTTGCACAGCACCACTTGCGGGCCGATGAACACGTCATCGCCCATAAGCGAGCCAGGATGCACGCTTGCGCCGTGGCCAATGAGGCAACGCGCTCCAACGGTCGCGCCGTCCACAATGGCGTTGGCGGCGATGTTGCAGTCAGCGCCGACCTGCGCGCCGCGGATCACGCTGGCAAACTGCCAGACGCGCGTGCGCTCGCCAAGGCTCACGCCCTCGGCCACATATGCCAGCGGATGGATCATACCTTAACCCTCATCGCCTGCGCCCCAGCGTCGCTGTACGCAAATCTGCGCCAATCTGCTGCACCACAGGCCCCCACTCGCCAATCTTGGCTTGCCGGTACACCTTGGCGCTCTCGTACCACCACATCTTGTCAGCGCCCGCCTCCTCGCTGTAGCGCCACTGCGGCGTCGCATCGCACATGACCCACACCGGCACGCCCAGCGCACCACACAGATCCACAACGCTTGTCGTCGCGCTGATCACCAGATCACACTCAGACACCAACGCCGCCGTATCGTCGTAATCCGCGCCCTTCTTCGTCGCCCATTCCGGATTGAGCACCGGCACAGGCGCCGTCTCCAACTCAGCGCGGCGCGGCTCATACTCCAAATTGACGAAGTCCACCGCCTGGCCCAGCATGAGCCGTCGAATGTCCTCGAACGGAACACTGCGGCGATGACGCTGCGTCTTCCAACTGCCGCCCGTCCACGCAATGCCAATCCTCGGCAGACCACGGCCCTGCTTGTCCAGCCAACGCTGCCACATCGCGCGACGCGCCGGACATGCTTGCATGTAACCAGGCCCGCGCCTGGGTTTGGCCGCGAAGAACTCGCCCAAACCACCCATCTCAAGCCTGCGCGTCGGCCTCTCATCCGCTGCCCACGTCACATATCGCGCGCCACGCGTACCATGCACCGTCGCTTGCGGAAACGAGCGCTTGAACAAGCCCTCGAGACGCCCATCACACTCAATAATCACACGCGTCGCGCGCCTCTCCGCCGCCGCAATCGCATCCCGCAACATGGCCGCATACATCAGCTCATCGCCAATGCCCTGCTCGCCATAAATCACCACCGTTTCGCCTTCGTCCGCCTCAGGATCCCAGCGCGGCGTCTCTCCCGCCGTGTAATTGCGCGAAACGCGATCCTCTGACCCAAGCGACGCGCGGAAAGCCTTCCAGCCCTCTTCCCATCGACCCAAATGAAACAACGCAAAACTTGCATTGTTCGCGATCTCTGGGCCTTGCCCGTACCGCTCTATATACGCGCCGACCCAATTTAGCGCTTGCGCTGGCCGACCGATCTGGCTCGCAAGGTTCGATAGCGTAATCAAGCACTCTGCCGCATACGGGTTCAGCCCGTTCGCCTTGCAGGCCAGTTCGTAAGCCTCTTCTGGATGCCGATCGCCGACGCAAACCGCCAAATTGTGCCAGATCGCGTATTGCTCGGGAAAGATCTGCGACGCCACGTTCAAAAGCTGCGCAGCAAGCCCGTATTGCTCGTTGCGCATGAACACGCCAGCCGCGATAAACAGCGCCTCATGCTGTTTGGGATCGCGGTTCAGCAATTCGTCGGCCGCAATCAGGGCCCCGTTCAAATCGTTCAGCTCGAAAGCCCGCTTGGCCTCGAGCAACAGCTTGTCGTCTTCCGCCATCACGACACCCGCATGGATGTGGCTTTGAGCCACTTCCAATCTGGATCATCGAGGCGCTTCAGCACCTGCTTCAAATGCCAGTTCGGCTGACCCGTGCGGCGATCGATCTTTGCCAGCCAGACATTGATCCCCTCTTTCAGCCACATCTCAATGACGATGTTCGGGATCGACGCAATCAACAGGCTCTTGTCGTCTTTCTTGCGCCAAGCGTCGTCGTTGGCGTTCGCCATCTCCCTGTTATTGTCAAGAATGGCGCTGACGTCCTGCGTGCGCGCAATGATCAAATCGCCCGTCTCTTGGTCCTTCCGCACGCGATGCGTAATCGCAACGTCAAGCGGATCCACCTGCGGCAACACACTCACTGGCCAATGACCACGTTGCCAGCGCTGGCGTGCAGCTGGTACGCGTCTCTCGTCAGATAGACCGTGTCGCCAAACCGAAAGCCACGGCTTGCCTCGGCAGGGTTTTTAAGCTCGCTGGGATCGAACTGAATGATCACGTCGCGCCACTCAATGACCGGCCTGCCTTCTTCAGACAGCGCCGGAAAACCATCACGATCACGGACCAAATGCCGATATTTGATCGCACCGTCCTCTCCCCTGACACGCACCTTGCAGCGCACGAAGGGAGGCAAAGACGCCGCGGGCGGCTGCTCCGTTACGCGTTGAGCCGCAACCAGCGCTTTAGCAAACGCCTCAGGGTCCAGAGTTACAGGCGCGGCCCTGTCGCTCGCTGATGCGCGCCGCGACCGTCGTTCTGCCAAATCATCCGTCATGTGTGCCTCGTAAAGACGAAGGCGCTCCAGCCTATTGGCCAGAGCGCCCTCTTGGTTAGGACTGCGTCAAATCGGCGATGACGCCGTTGCCGGCCTCGTTGCGGCTCGCAAGCGCGAACTCAACAACAATTTCCCGGTTTTCCGCGTCGCCGGTCTTCGCCAGCGGGCGCGTTTGGAAGGGCCGGAGATAATGCACCGACCACATGCTTGGATCGATAATCAAAGCAGACCGCGCCCGGCTGAATCGGTTTGGAACAATTTTGATCACGCCGAAATCAGAAGCGTAAATGTCCGCGGCACCCACAATCTCGTTCGATTTGGTGTTGCGGTCCACAACGTTGTACTTTGTGCTGATGCCGGCGAAGCTGCTGGCCTGTTGCTTGTTAAAGCTGCCAACCATGACGACCGTCGGCTCGCCGCCTGCGTCCCAGCACGCCCGCAGCACGGTTTTAAGCCGCGCTTCAGTGAACGTCCGCCGATTGGTCGTCGAAGCGTCCGTTGCCGTCGAAACGATTTGCGTCGTGCTGTTGTAGCCGCCCTGCGTGCCGCCCGTGCCACGATTGTCGTTAGTCGTGATCCACGCCTCAAATCCAGCCGTCAGAGCCGCCGTCGCCGCGCTGCCGCCCCGCGAAGCGAAGTTGCCCGTCAACCGAGCCTCCATGTCGCGCTTCAGCTCTTTCATGCGCTTCTCAAGCTGATACGCCAACTCCTGCTCGCGGCCCGCCGTGCGCACCTCTTGCAGTGTGTCAGTGACGCGCACGCCCTTTTGCATGATCTGGGTGTACGTCGCCACGCGCACTGTCGGCGTGGCCGTCAGATAGCTCGCATCCGCGCCTTGCAGGCGCGCATTCGAGCCGTTGGCTGCCGCCAGCGTGTCGGTCTGCCATTCAATCTTGGTGTTGCCAGGCTTGGCGCCTCGGCTCACCATGGTCAGGAACGGCGTTTCCGTTGGGGCAATATTGTATATCGCGTTGGCCAGATCCTCACGGACGCCAACAGTGGAAAAAGTGGTTTGCAGTGTCATTTGATTGCGCCTTGTTTGATGAGCGCGGCGAAGAACGCTTGCCCTTTCGCCGGCGTGTAGGGTCCATTGGCCAAAGCCTGCTGCGCGCTCGCCACGAACCTCCCACCCTGGTCGCGGGTTTGGGTTTGGCCTCGTGTGGCGCGCGGCGGCTCTCGTTTGGCCGCGACGATCTGTTTGACTTCTGCCCCTTTCGCCTGCGCGCGATACGCGAGCGCGTCTTTGGCCATGAGGAAAAAGCGATGATCCGACACGCTCTCAAGCGTCTGCCGATCAAGTCTGTAATGCTTGGCCAGCTGCGCAGACATATCGTCCGCCAGCTTTTCCGCCGTGACCGGATCGCCCCATTCAGGCCAGACCCGCGTCAATTGCTGCAGCTCCGCGCCCGCTCTTTCCCAATCTTGGGCAGCCTGCGCCTGTTGTAGCTGCTGCTGAGCCGCCTGCTGCTGTTGCTGCAATTGGCTCATAAATCCCGTCACGCGCTGAAAGTGCGCCTGCTGACGAAGATATTCTTCTGGATTGTAACGATTGCTGTTCTGGTTCAACAGCTCTTGATCCGGCTCTTGCGGTCGCGGCAATGACGCTGTGAAAGCGTCAATGGCCTGCAGATTTTGCAACAGCCTTTGCGAAAACAGGTGCAAATCCTGAGCACGCCGCTGCATCGCCTGCGTCTCAACCGTTCGCACGACATCTTGAACTTGCGTCTCCACGCCCTTCCAGCGCTTGTACGCGTCAGCAAGATCAGCAAGCTTGACCGGCACCGGATCGGCGCCGTCTTCCAGCGTAATGTCAAATTCTGCGTCCTCGTCAGCCTCAGACTTGCTCGCGTCAGCCTGATCTTCTGGCTTCGCCGCTTCCGTCACATCTGTTGGCTCATCCAGCTGCGCCTCGTCGCGCTCCGCCAGATCAAGATCAGAGGTCTGGTTGGCGTCCAGCTGCGCTTCCGCCTGCACCGCCGACAATAATTCAGCCGCCTGCTCGCTCATGCCACACTACTCCACGGCGCCCGAGCGCGCCCTTTCTCCAAGCGTTGAAGCTCTTGCGCTGCGGCCTGACCGCGCTGCGCCGTGCTAATCAAATATTCGCGAAGCTGACGGATCGTCTGAATTGCAATCGCCAGGCGTTGCCGCGATTGATCGTCCTCAAGCGGCAGAGCCACCATGCGATCAACCAGTTGCTGTTCTTGCGCGGCGAAGAAGTATTGCGCCAACTCGTCTTCAAGCAGCGCCCTGGCTCGAGCGCCCCGCAGCGCATCAAGCTCCGTTACCTCTGGCTGCGCTTGTTGCGTCCGCAGCTGCAGCGCCGACCGGATCCGGTCGCGCCACAAAGTCCAGCTCATCCTATGTCGCCACCAAAGCGGACATCATTGCCAAGGCTGACGTCTCCGCCCGATGACAGCGCAGCGCCGTTCGCTTTGGCCTTTGCGTTGGCCATGCCAATCTCGCGCTTGATCTGCGCTTCAATGGCCATTTGCTCGCGCTTTAGCGCAAACTCCATTTCCATCTGCTCGCGCTTCAAGGCGAACTCCGCCGTCAGCTGCTCGCGCTTCATGGCCAGCTCAGCCGCCATGCGCTCGCGCTCGGACTCAATCTGCGCCGCCGTCTTGCGCTCGTCGCTCTGGATCGTCGCCGCAGCCTTGCGCTCGTCCAATTGCAGCTTGGCCGCCGCCTCTTGCTGGCTCAGTTGCAGCTTGGCCTGAGCCTCCTGCATTTGCAGCTGCATCTCTGCCTGCTTAGCCTGCGCGTCCGATTGCGCCTTGGCCGCGTTTGGATCGCCCACTTCGGGCGCGTAACCGTCTGGCGGCGGTGAAAAGAACTTGTCTGCGTTGCGATATCCAATCACCCGCAGCTTTTCCTCAACCAGCGCGTGCAAATGCTTCGGCGTGACGATCGGCGTGCCAGGCCCAAAGCTCTGCACCCAAGCCATCTGATCGGCCTGCACCATCTGCAGCATGGCCAGCTGCGCATCGCGCGCGCCCGTGCCAATGCCGACATTGATCGTGACCCGCATATCAGCCGACCATGAACGCGGATCAATCGCGCGCCACGTGCCCGTGATCTTGACTTGCCGCGTTTCGTCCTGATGCGTCACCACAAGCCGATACAGCTTGCGGAAAAACGCCTCGAGCCCATGCGCCAGGTTGCGCGCAATCTGCTCTTTCCGCACATTCGTCGCGTTTTGCAACAGCTGGATGCCCGTCGCGGTGTGATTCAGAGCATCTGGGTCCAGCCCCTGCGCGTGACGCGTCACCCCAACGCGCGTCTCCACAATCTGATCCACCCATTGCATCGCCTGCAGCGCTGCCGGGCTGACGTCTGGCGTGTTAATCGGCAACAAGACTTGGCTTGGCGGCGCCATCGTCTCGATTACCCGACCAGGCGTCAAATCAAGCAGGTCGTTGAGGTTAACCGCGTTGGCTTGCGCCGCGATACGGGGCGCAACCGATTGATAAGTAGCGTCCAACATAGCCCGCAGCAGCACCGTCTTGGTTTTCTGCAGCGGAGCCAAAACGTCCGCAATACTCAAGCCATAGAGCCGATGCGGGATCGGGATCGGCGTCCAGCATGAGTAAATGTGATCTTCGGCTTCGGCAGCCTCGAGGATCGTATCACCCAGGCGGCACACACGCACCCACTCTGGATATCCGTCCTCATCAAGATCATACCGGATAAATTCCCGCATGATTTCGATTTGCTCAGCCTTTTCAGCACCAAGCGTCACGTCATTGCTGCTCTCCAGGTCGCGGAAGCGCGCGCTGCGCCGCTCGTCCGCGCCAAACAACGAGCCATGCCCCTTTTCGTGCGCCTCAATCTCGTCCGCGTGCTCTGGCCATATCTTGGCCGCCTCGCCGCGCATCATGCGCAGCACGTCGCCGCAATACGTCACGGTCTCGAGGTCCGACGCCCGCGGCGAGACGCGAAAATCCTCAGGCGCAATTACCATAATGTCCGGCTTGCCTGGCGATTGCCGACGCCGCATCTTGACCAAGTAATAAAACCCGTCAGGGTGCGCTTCGTCCGTCTCGCCCTGCTCCGGCTCAACGCTCTCAATTTGCACGTCCTGCATTTGCATCAGCGCATTGACCTGCATCGTATTCAGGCCCCGCGCCGTCTGCAGCGCGGCAAACTCAGCAGCCTTCCACTCGCAGGCCAGCACACCCATGCGGTGCAACAGGCCGTCGAACGCAAACTGGTCAATCAGCTTTCCGCCAGGCGCGTCGTTCATGAACAGCCAGTTGAGGTATTCAGCCGCGTCCTGGGCGTAAGCCTCATCCTCAGGCCGCAGCGCTTCAAGCTCCACAAAGCGGTCGCCGCTTGTAAACACTCGGCACATGTCAGGGCGCAACCACTCGATCGCTTCAAACAGCTCACGCGTCGTGACCTGCGATCGGCCTGCCTGCTCGTCGCCATAAGGAGCGCCGAAATAGCGGTTGGTCGCCTCAATTTGCGCGCCGATCAACTCGCTGTCGAGATAGCTGATCGCCTCGTGCTCTTCATGCTTCAGTGCGCGCAGCAATTCCTCGAGCGCAGGATCGTCAGCCATCAGGCAATCGTCCCGTAAGAGGCCGCGCGCCTCGTCATTTGCTGCGTCACGATGCGCGACAGGCCAAGAGCAAGGTAACGCATGGCGTCAGCGCCATGGCTCGTCCAGTCGTGCAACGGGCGTTCGCGAAAGGTCTTGCTCTTGTCATCGTACTCTTTCCGATAATCGCTTAGGGCCTGCAGCCCGCGCTCGCAGCGCTTTTCGTCAGCCCACACACGCGGCAACAGCATCCTCACCGCATTGATGCCGTCCGCCACGCTTTGCGCCGGGATCACCCGCACGCCGCTCAGCCCTAACGATTGCAGCACCTCGAGGCGGCTAAGCCCCGTGCCCAATTCTTTAACTTGCACGTCATGCGGCAGAAAGTGTTCCGCATAAACGTAACCGCGATTGCGCAGCTCAGCCGCATAGTGGCTCAGCCCCGCACCGCTGCCCTCGATGTAGTCGATCAAGCGCACTTGACGGCCTGCCAGCTGCGCCAACCAGATCGCCGTGCAATCGTCCATCCCCAGGTCCCACGCCGTGTAAACCGGCAGGCTCGGCTCATAGGGCGCAGCCGTGCGCCGGCCCTCGGTCGCCATGCGCTTCATCTCTGGCCCGTAGTAAGCGCCGACAACCGCAGCCTGGAACGAGCACTCGAACTCTTGCTCGTACTGGTCCTCGGTCATGTCCCGACGCGCCATCGCCAGCTCGTCAGGCTTGATCAAGTTTGTCTCACTGGCCCGCAGCATGAGGCGGAACCAGCCCTCTTCCAGGCTCTTCTTCTCCCACACGTCGCGGAAGTGGTTCGCGCCTTTTGGCGTGCCGATAAATGTGGCCGAGCCCTCACGGTCAGCCAACGCAGGGCGGATCACTTCGGCCCAAGCGCGAGGATCCATGTCGCCATACTCGTCCAGCGTGGCGTCATCCAGATAGATGCCCCGCAGCCGGTCGTAGTTGTCGGCCCCATACAGCCGCAGCCGTGCGCCGTTGGGAAAATCGCAACGAAGCTCTTGCTGGTTAAACTGCACGCCAGGAATTGGGCTTGCGTAGCGTTGCACGTAATCCCAAGCGACGTCTTTAGCCTGGGCGTAGAACGGCGCGATGTAAGCGGCGCGCCAGTTAGGGCGCTCGGCCTTTAAACAGCGTTTGATTTTGTCGTTGATCGTCGAAACGGTTTTGCCTGCACGGCGATGGCACACCAGCACTGCAAAGCGTTGCGTTCGGTTATGAAACGGCCGAAACGCAGCGCGCGGCGCGTACGGGATCACGACCCTTCGGGCGTGTCCTGCGAATCCGTCTGCCATGAGATGATAAGCTTGCCGCCGTCATGCCCTTGATGCTGCACCTGCAAAGGCGCCAGCTTGGGAAACACCACGCCGTAAAACTGGTCAGGATTTGTTTTAGCCCATTGCACAAGGCCGTTTACGCCGTCCATTTCAACAAAAGCCGCTTCAACAGCCTCCTTGAAGGCGCGCGTGTGTTGAGCGGTCGCCCCCTTAGGCCTTCCCGCCCCTACTCGCTTACCGCCACGTGCCATAGCTGAATGGTTCGATTATTATTCATTGCGGGCTAGGAGGCGCGAGCGGGCTTGCCGCCACGCTCACGTCAGGGACCAGCGCGGTCAAAACAGTGAAGCCCCACGCGGCCCAAGCGGGGAGCTGAGCGCCGATCCAGAGCAGCGCGCCAAGGAGCAACGTGCCCAAAACCGTGAAGCCGGGTGGTAGGGAGAGGGATAGTTTCACGGTTAGTCCTCCTTGGCGCCTTGTTGAAGAGCGTCAATCGCTAGGCCGGCCGTCATACCGCCTTGGGCGACGTGGGCGCCGGCCTGAATTGCCCGCTCGTTTTGGGTGAACATAAGTGCGTTGACGGCAATGCTCAACACCACGCCGACCAATAGGCCGCCCGCTGCGCCAATCACTTTGCCGCGCCAGTAGGCCGCGCCTCGGATCTCGACGTCATTGAGCCGGTGCCGCTCGTCCAGCCGCGCGATCTCTTGCAGATGCTCGGCGCGGGCGCCTTCAAGCCGATCGGCGAAACGCGCTTCGGCCTGGGCCTCGCCGTCACGCCGCCCCTGCTCATAGCGCTCGCGGCCCCACTGGTCGCGTTTGGCGGCTGCGGCCTGGACGGCCGCCGGGTTGCCGATAGTAGTAGCCATCAGAAGCTCGCCGCGCCGTTGGTGGCGACCGGCCCATCAGACACAGCCCCAAGGTCAACGTAGCCGCCGTCGTCGGAAACAGAAGCCAACCCCGTCGCTTTGTCCGCTTCAAGCAGCGCCGCGACGGCTAGGCCGCGCTCGGTCATGCGATCAACGATCGCGGCTTCGCGATCCTCAAGATTGGCTAGAGCTTTGCGTTGGATCGACAGCTCGCTCCGCACGCGCCCGAGTTCCGCGCGGTCTTCAATTTGGCGTTGCGCCAATTCCAGATGGTTGCTCATGTTCAGCCCTTTCTCAACGCAAAGCGTCCGGCTCTGGGCCGGGTTAAAAACCTAGATTGTTCGGGAAGGCGCACACTTTCTGACGCCTAGCTGATTTGTACCGTTTCACCCCGCACCTGTCAAATTGTTTTTTGCCCATTGCGCTTCCTCGGCGTCAAGCAGGTGAAATTTGATCGCCAGCTGATCAAGCACGCGGCCCACATACTGCGCCGCGCGATTGGTCGCCTTGCCGCACCCGATCTCCAGACACAATTCCTCAACCGTCAGTTGGGCGCGGTGCGGATCAAACAGCGCCACAGCCGTGCGCCGCAAATGCGGATAGGCGGATAGCTGCGTGTTCAGCCATTGCATAATCGCCTCGACCTGCACGCGTTTGGACCGAGCGGCCATCATGCGGGCGTGCGGATCGGCCAAACCGCCGTCCACGCGATTGTAGTTTGCCGCAGCAGGCCCGCCATACCCGCCCTCGAGCAGCGCCCACATTTTGTGAGCCGCCTGGACCTGAGCGGCCGTCAAGCGCTTGTTGGCCCAGGTATCGACACACCATTGCCGACGCGGCTCAGTGTCCGCGCCGAACAATTTGCGATGCTCCCACGCCAAGCGGCGCGCGATATCAAGCACTCTGGCCATGGGCGCTCTCACATCACCCTCTCCGTCAGCCACTTGTCGGCTCGGGCGATCGCAGCGACCTGTTCGACGCTGCGCACGACGTACGTCGAGACGCCGACCGCGTGCAGCAGGTTCATGACGTGCAGTTGCTCTTCGCTGACGCGAGGCGCAGCCGAGCTCGGTTTGCCGCTCGGCAAAATTTTTGGCGGAGCTTTGACTTCCAGCGCGACCACGCGGCCCTCGCCTGGAAAAACAAGCAGATCTGGAAAGCCTGCCATCAAGCCCGGCACGGCGTTGCCGGCGCGGCCGCCAGCACGGCGAACGGCAGCATTAGGAACCGCCACACATAGCAGCCGCTGCATTGCGCACCAAGTGACAATTTGGCGCTGAAGCGCTTCCTCGGGGCGACGTTTCATCGCGCACTACCCTTGCGCATCGCTGCAGCAATAGCGCGCAGCGCGGCCGCCATCTCCGCACGCTCTTCGTCGCTAATGACTTCCTCGTCCTCAGGCGGGCGCACGCGGCGCACCGGCGCAGGCTCAGCGTCACCGTAATCGCTGTCGGTTGCGTACTGGGCGCCCTCCATGATCTCAATGCCGCAGTCGTCAGCGATCATGCCCACGTCCTGATAGAGCCGCTGGGCGGCGAAGTTGGTCGTCAGCACCGTGCTTTCGGTAAACCGACAGTTTCGGCGGTTCAGCCAGCTGTACGCATAGCCAGGACCGCGCGCGGCGGCCACCCGGTCATAGAAACGGCGGGTCGCTCCAACCGGATCAGGCCCCGCGCCGTCGTCGCCGGGGCGGGCCTGTCGCAGCGCAGCGCGCAAAGCGTCTTGAGCGGCGATGCGCTCCGCGTTTTCCTGTTGGCACGCCGCGATCAGGTCATGAAGAGTCGGCCACCACTTGCCGTGATCGCGAGCGGGCCAGCCCTTCACCACGCTCAACGCGATGTCGCC